GTTCCTCAAAACCCGTTCAAGTGATGGGGTAGGTAAAACTATCTACCTAAAATGGAATGGAAGTACATTACGAATAACAAACCCTGATGGTGATAATAAACACCAAACGAACCTAAACATACGTAATCCAAAAGCGAAGAATGGTTCAGAAGATTTTCTTTCTTCCCCAAGTGGAAATGGGTTGATAGATTTAATTGACGTATAGCGTTGACTTACAACACAAAAAACTATATAATATACAATAATTATAGGAGAGCAAGATGCAAACAATTGAACCAATTACTATTATTAATGTGGATGATGTTCCTCACGCAGTGAGTGATATGTCCGAAGAAGTAAAACGTCTCGTTGATTTTTACAACGATTGGCGAACTGAAGAAGCCCAACTTAAAGGCGACACACTAAAAGTACAAGCAGCGATGCGTGACCTTTCTCGTGAAATCATTACAACAATTCGTCGTGAAAAGGAACAGGCTGATGCTGAACAAGCTGCAATCGTGGTTGCTCAAGAAAAAGAAAAAGAAGCTGCTAAAGAAGAAGTAGAAATAACAGACGAACCCGAAACACAAGTTGAAGATACCGTTGAATTTTCAGATGGTGAAACTGATGGTAATGCCGATGCTTAAAGAACGGGAAATTACAAATATCCGTTATACGAAAGTAAACGATGACAGTGGTACACTCAATAGATTTGAAACGACAGATAGAACTATCATTCCAACTTCCGTTCCAAAGACTAATATAAAAGCAGTTGATGTAACAGGCCTCTCCGAGTCTGACCAAATTGAACTCCAAAGTTTATTAAATGAATATACAGAATATGTGCGAGAACATTTAAAATCAGCATATTCATTTGAAGATTGGACAAGTCATTCAAAAAACAAAGATGTTGATGTGAAATGGCGGACGTTTAAAGTTCAAAACACAGAAATACTCTAATCATCATTTTTGATGGTGCTCCAACTAAACCCAATCTTTTAAAGGTTGGGTTTATTTTTGTCTGACATAAATACAACATTAATGTGGAGATATGATGAAATTAACCGAATTTATTAATGACAGTGTAGTAACTGATCAAGGTGTATACTTATTACACGAAGGAATTGAGCATATTGAAGCTCTACCACTTGATAAATTCATTGATGCTGTGGAAAATCTTGAGAAATTCATTGCAACTGAAAAGTTAGATGGTGCTAATTTAATATTTGGTTTTGATAATAAAGGAAAGTTCTACACAAGTCGTGAAGCCAAAGGTGCAGCTAAAAAATTGTATTCAGTTAATGATTACGAGGTCAATGCTGCAAATTCGGGGTTTGCAAGCGCACACGCAGCACTTGAGAAAGTGTCTCCAGAATTAAAGAAAGTAGTTGATAATGGTGAAGCAGTAGAAGTTGAAATATTATTTGGCCGACAGCCGAATGCTATAGTGTATGGTTCATCATACGTAGCATTCCTTCGTATGCTTCCAGGTGAAAGCAAAAAACACCCAAATCAAGAAAAAATTAAAAAACTTGCCAATGTAATGAATAATAAATCAGTTAGTGTCACAACTAAACACGTAGCGACAGATGATGGAGTTGATATCAAAGCCGAAGATGTAAAACATACGTGGAAGTTTACATCTGTGTCGTATGTTGAGTCTCATCATTTTAGTAAAGTTAATGTTAAAAAAGAAATAGCTGATTTCCGCAAATTCCTTAAAGAAAAGAATAAGATAGGAGATCTTGGGTTGACGAATATGGATATCATTGGTATCAAATTACCGAGTGTCCCAAAAGAAGTCAGGCAAGAAGTTAAGGCTGAACGTGAAAGACTTGCAAAGATAGCAACTGAAAAATTCAAACTCCCAATAAAGGAAAAATTCCTTGATGAAGTTCTTCGTCAACTTGCTCCGGCGCTTCGTGATGTAGAGGTTGAAGCACACGAAGAAACTGGTGTTGAAGGTGTTGTACTCCTAAATCCAAAAACTCTTGAACAATTAAAAATTGTTGACAAAGATGTATTCACAATCATTAATCAGTTTAACTTTGCTATCCGTAATGAAATTAAGAGCACGGCACGTGGTCGTCAGAAATTTGAAAATGTTTCGTTAGGTGTTAAAGGTGATGTATTCGGTGATATGCTGCAACGAGTTGCAAAAGCAGTTGGTATTCCTGGTCTTGGTGAATATATCTCAATTAAACGAACAATCAAAAAATTCGTTGGCGATGACCTAAAAGAAACTATGAAAAATTTCACTGGAGAATTCAAGATAAAAGATGTCAACAAATTGAAAACGAAGGTGGTTGATGGTATTGAAGAAGGTATCAGTGATTTAGAGGATGGGTTGAAGAAGTATAACAAAGAATGGAAATCCTATACCCTAAAACTGAAGACTGGTAAAGAAATCAAATACACGAAAGAAATACATAATCGCACATTGATGGTATTCGCTGAAGTGCGTAAAGAAATGCGTGAAATGCTATCAAATGTGAAGAAAGCTAAGAATGTTGGTGATATTGCTGTTGCAGTATATGGAAAACAACTCCGTTCTATCCACTAAACAGCTTTGCTCTTATAAATAGATAAGACACGAATAATAGGAAAATAACTATGTCACTATTGCAAAAATTAATTAAAGAAGAAGCAGCGGAAGGCGCAGTAAGCGCAGGAGACGTTGCTGGTGTTCGTGAACCTTTAGGCTCTGAACCTACCGAAAAAGTAAAAGTGAAGAAAAAGAAAAAGAAAAAGAAAACATCTCTACTTAGACGCACCATTGCAGAAATGGAACAAAAATTTGACCAAGCAGATGTTATTTCAAAGCTCAAAGCCGCTGAAAAAAGTGCAATAATTGATCAAGATACTGTTGCTTTTGGACTTGAAGATGAAGAAGGTAATATGGTAAAAGTTCACGTTCGTGCAGAACAGGCTGAAGATTTTCAAGCCGCTCTCGAAACTGCTCTTGCTGGAAATGAAGATGATGAGACAGAAGATGCATCATCACTTGAAATTGCTGAAGTATTGTTTGAACTAAAAGATAAATTTGAAATCGTTGATATTGACTGGGGAGCCATTCCAGAAGATGAAGAAGAAAATCAAGAAGTTGAAGGCGAAGGCGATGAATTAGGCCTTGGTGATGAAGAAGGTGACATGGGCGATGAAGACCTTGGTGATGAGGAAATGGTTGCCGATGAAGACCTTGGTGATGAAGAAGTAGCAGCAACCGCTCTAACCCAAGTTATAGATATGATGAAAGCTGATGCAGAAGCTAAGAAAGCAGAAGCAGAAGCTAAGAAAGCCGAGGCAGATGCAAAGACTGCTGGGTATGCTGCACAAGCAGCCGCTGAAAAAGTTAAACAAGAAGAAGAAATTCTTGATATGGAAACATATAACAAATCAAAGGCCGATGCTGATAAAGAAGCAAAACGTCTTGCTCAATTAGCAAAATACAAACACGACATGGCTGGCGAAGCTGATGTTGAAGTAACAAAAACAGAAACAGAAATAGATGTTGCGCCTGAAGAGGAAGAAGATACCAATACGTTAAGTGTTGATGACTTAACAGATCTATTGCGTAAAAGACTTCAATCAAATTAAGGGGATTAAGATGGCAAAGGAACGATTAAGCAGAAGTGACAAGGGTGTAACAGCACTTGTTCACTCTTTCATGAAAGACGGAATGGGACTTTCCCCAAAAACTATTAGTTTGGTAATGAAACGTATTCGTGACCAAGGCGAACTTGCTCAAATGAAAAATCATATGCGTGGTTTAGGTGGTAGTACATATAAGCGTATCAACCAAGCTATGGATATGGCCGAAGAAGATGTGGCAAAAATGAGCAAAGGTAAGAAGGAAGACGACCAGGAAGAAAAAGCCGCTCCAGACAAAGCCGAAGCCAATGACGAAACTGAAGTAAAAGAAGGAAAATTTACATTCATGCATCACTTGCTTAACGAGCTTAATGTTCGTGACATTGCTGCAGATGAAGTTGAAACTGTTAGCAAAGAAGAGCGTATGAGACGTGCTCGTATGGGAGACACTCAACTAAAACGTGAACGTACAAAAGAATTAACTGATCAGCAACGCAGCAAAGATCCTATTGATAAAAAGATTGTACAACTTCGTCAACAAATTGCTAAACTCCAAAAAAGAAAGAAAGAAGCTGGTGGAGATACTGAGGGTACAGTATAATGTTATTAGATGAAGTATTATACGAATGTGAAGTTATTTACACTGATGAAGAGGGTAATACCCTAAATGAAGCGGCGATTCGCCAATTTAAACGGTTCGGGACTGTAATTAAACGTCAATACCGGTGCACTTCTGGTCCAAAAAAAGGTAAAATGGTAGCAACACCATCATCATGCGCAACCCGTAAAGATCCCAAAAAGGTTCGTCATGGTCGTAAAGTTGCCCGTATGAAGAAAGGTGTACGTATTCGTAAAACTATTATCTCAAAGAGAAAAGCAGTTTCAAAAATGGTTACACGGATGAACCAACGATTAGCTGGTAAGAGACCTGCAAAAAAATAAATAAGATGTATGAAATTCGTACACACAAACACAATACAATTTGATGAATTGCATGCTGAAATTGTCCATGGACAACGTTGGTATACAACTCCGTCTGGAACTAAGTATCCTTCCATAACAACCGTCCTTAGTGACAAACCTAAACCATATCTTGAAGCATGGAGACAATCACTCGGTCCAAAAAAAGCTGCTACAGAAACAGAACGATGTGCTACTCGTGGGACTGCAGTTCATCTATTAGCTGAGAAATACCTCAATAATGAGGAAGGTTTCTTAAAAGGCGAGAAACCAGAATACATTCGTTTATTCAATCAAATTAAACTCCGCCTCAACAAAATTAATAATATTCGTGCTCAAGAAATTCCAATGTATAGTGAGAAATTAAAGCTTGCTGGTCGTGTTGATTGTGTTGGTGAATACGAAGGGATACTGTCTATCATTGATTTTAAGACGTCCAATAACAACAAAGATGAAGATATGATAGAGGATTATTTCTTGCAGTGTACTGCATATGCTATTATGTATCATGAGTTATTCGGTGAGGCTATTGAAGATATTGTTATAATCATTGCAGTTGAGAAAGGAATGATGCCAATGGTATATAAACGTAAAATTGATGATTATGTTGTACCATTGTTAGAACGTATAAATACCTTCTACAAGGAGAATTCAAATGGATAAGACAAGATTAATGGAATTGGCTGGAATGCAGTTGAATGAGATGGATCGTGGACCGCAAGCCGTTGAAGTATTAACTACTATTATTAGTGAATATGAAGATATCCAAAATAATGACGTGAAAGACATATTAAAAGACTTGCGAGTATTGATTAACGATTTGGAAGCATAAATGAAATTTGAAAACATACAAGAATTAAACAGTGAATTTTCCAAAGGTAAATTAAAATCTTTACCTGAAAAAATTTCTATTGATGGTGTGGAATATCGGTTTACGAACAGTACTGTATATCCTCTTGAAGATATTGTCAATGATAAGAAAAAGCCTATGATGGTCTACGCTCTTGATCGTAAGAAAGAAAATGTTGCTAAGTATGATGAAAAACACACAAGTGCTGATGATGCAAAAAGTTTTCAAGATCGTTTAGTTTTTGTGTGGGCATCGGTTAGACTTATGATTCGTCCTGTCAATGTAAAATTTGTTTCCAAAGCTCGTATGACACAAGTAATGGTTCGTGAAGCAAATGACCAAAACGTCATTGGTGATGTTGTAGAAATTCGTTTTACTACATTCCCACAACCTGTTACATTAAAAGGTAAAGTAGATACTGGTGCGTTGATGAGTTCACTTCATGCTGATAAATTTGAAATCAACGAAAAGGCAAATACTGTTAGTTTTGTATCCAAAGATATTTCAAATAATGTTATTACTTTACCATTGCAAGATAAACAAGCTGTCAAATCAGCAGATGGTGGTACCGAATATCGTCCAGTCATTGCACTGAATATTGAAGTAAACGGAAAACGTATACCAGATGCATTATTCAATCTTAACGATCGTAATAACATGGACCATAAATTATTGGTTGGACAAAATATTCTTGAGAAAGGTAAGTTCTTAATTGATCCATCTATACAAGAAGGTATTGAAATTACTGATTGGGATATGCTTGAAGCAGAATTTTCTAATATTGAAATACCAGCTCAATTTTTTGAAATTAGTGATGAACATCTGGTAGAAGAGTTACGTATTCGTTTAACACAAAATAACGATATTAACCTTACCGAAGACCTTACCTTTATAACAAAATAATACATAGGAGCCAACATATGGCAAGTAAATCTCCTTTCTTAATTAAACAGGAGTTCATCTCTCCTCTCCATTGTGAAGACTTGGTTGACATGCTTGACCTTACTGTTCCTGATGTAGACACAGAAGGACATCCACTTAAAACTATTCGTATGCATGATCGTGCAGAAGAAATCATATTTAATCGCATTGAACAACTTATTCCTGAATTTGAAGAATATTATAGAGTAGACTATCGTGGTACTGAACCGATGGTATTTGAATGGTATACAGATGAATGTAAAGGATACAGTCCGCATTGTGAAAATAGTAATTACATAGGAAAGAAATGGCTTAAAACAAAAGACCGAGATTTTACTGGTGTATTATTTTTAAGTGATTATCAAGAACAAATTCCTTTTGATTCCGATTTTGAAGTATATGGCGGTAAGTTAGAATTTGCACAACATCAATTTGGTTTTAATCCTCAACGTGGGACGTTGGTATTATTTCCAAGCGACCCACATTTTATCAATAACACTACTGAAATTCTGGTAGGTGATTTATATCAAGTTCGGTTCCATATTGCAACAGAAAAGCAATTTTTGTATGATCCAACTTGTTTTCCTGGAGATTACACCAGTTGGCTGCAGGAGTTCGCGTGATATTACCCGTTGACTTTATTAGGGTAATGTAGTATAATAATGTGATAAATAAAGTAAGTCTTTAACGAGACCACGGTTACTTTTAGTTTAATTTTTGAGGTAGTAAAATGAAGAAGCAAGCAACTAAAATCCTAGACAAGAAGAACTGGGAAATTTATATTGAAAATGTAAAGAACTATTTTAAGAAACACCCACGTGGATTATACATCACAATCTGTACTGTAGCAATTTGTGCAACAGCATTTAAAGGTATGACCACTTTAGAAGCAATTAAAGTTGCTGATTCAAATGCAATACTACAACAAGCTAGATCAATTGTTGAAGTAGAACGTAGCCGAACCGAAGCAGTTAGAATTACAACAGAAGCTTCAATGAACCCATACACCCTTGCAGCAAAGAACGCTGAATCATGTCCTCCTCCTGTATCTTTAACTATTAATTCTGTTGATTATAATGTTGGTAGTAATGATGGTGAAACAGAACAAAACATTGCTGTTACGATTGTCAAGAGCCAAGGCAGAAAAACTAGATATAATCCTGAACAACGTAAGTTAATAACACTTGCTTATCATGTTGGGAAACGAATTGGGTACCCTGAAACTATCCAAGCAATTCTAATTCAAGAAACCCGAGCAGGTGCCTATGGTAACCGAATCGGTGACACTAATTTGCCAATGGGTAAACGCTCATATGGTGTAATGCAAATGAAAGTAGCCACAGCAAGGGGTATTTTAAAAATTCACCCAAGTATGGTTACTACAAACTTCCCTGCTCGTAAATCTTTAAAACGAGTTCGTGATGAAGAAATTATTATTAAGTTAATTCAAAATGACGTGTTTAGTTTACAATTAGCTGCTTTTAATTTTGCTGATCATCGTAAGAAAAGCAAAAGTTGGTCACAATCAGTAGTAGCGTACAATACCGGACAGGGTGCTGCTAATAGAATAAAGAACCATAAAGAACATATCTACTATAAGCATGTACTTAAACGTATCATCAATGAAGTTAGACCCTTCAACTCACATGTTGGGTTAACAACCTCTTAAATCTCAAACGGGTCAGCAATGACCCGTTGCTTTTTATCTACACATAGTGTATAATCTCCTTATAATAATAAAAAAGGAGAATCACATGAGTGACCATATTACCGTTCCAAGCAGTCCTGCTGATCGTCAAAAAATGAAACAAATGCTTGCAGAGATGACGCATTGCCTTCAACGTGCAGACGATGAAAAAGAATCAATGAAAGAAATTGCCGAGGAAGTACACAAGCAATTTGATATTCCAAAAAAGATCGTAAACAAATTAGCACGTACAATGTATAAACGTAATTACGCTGATCTACAAGCAGAGAATGAAGACTTTGAAATTCTTTATGAAACTCTGGTTGAAGGCAAAATAGGAGAAGCGTAATCATGAGTACTCTTCGTCCTTTATATGATCGTGTTATTATCAAACGCGATGAAGCAAAAGAAACAACCGATAGTGGAATCATTATTGCTGGTGGTGGAGAAGAACCAACCACTGGTACTGTAATCGCTGTCGGTAGTGGTAAATTACTTGATGATGGTTCTATTCGTCCAATGTCCGTTAAGGAAGGCGATAGAGTTATTGTAGCAGATGGTACTGGATTAGAACAAGAACACGATGGGGACTCATTACTTATTGTGTTTGAACAAGATATAGTTGGTATTTTATCTTGAGTTACATATCCGCAAAACGAAAAGGCGATGATGTAATAGTATGGGAGCGTGGAAAAGATGGTAGAGTAGAAAAAACCTACCAAGCTCCATATTACTTCTTTACTAAAGATGAAACTGGTCAAGATATCAGCATATTCGGTGACAAATTAACTCGCCACGATTTCAGAACCTCAAAAGAATTTAACCATGCTCGTTCAGAAATGGAAAGCTATGGTATGGAGTTGTTTGAGTCTGATATACCTCCTGAGATTCGTGTTCTTTCTGAATACTACTATGGTAAACCTGCTCCTGTTCTTAATGTTACTTTTCTTGATATTGAAGTTGATTACAATAAGGATATTGGTTTTAGCTCTGTCGCTAATCCATACGCTCCAATCAACTCTATCGCAATGCACCATCAACATGAAAACCGTACTGTCGTGTATTGTGTTCCACCTGATGATTCTTGGACAGACCCAAGTCAATTTGACCAAGAACTTCACGACTTAGCAGAAATTGTTTTCTGTAAAGATGAAAAAGAATTATTATTATACATCATTGCTGAGATAGAAGATAGTGATGTTGTGTGTGGTTGGAATAGTGACTTCTTTGATATGCCGTATATTGCAAAACGTATTGAAATTGTTCTCGGTAAGAAATATTTTAGAATGTTATCTTTTCCTGGAGCTGGAAATCCAAGGTACCGTGAAGTTGAAAAGTTTGGCAACATGCAAGAAACTATTGACTTACAAGGTCGCGTAAGTGTTGATTATCTTAACTTATTTCAAAAGTATGAAATGGCTCAGAGACCTTCTTATAAATTAGAATCAGTTTCTGATGACGTTCTTCCAGATTTACCTAAGTTGCATTATGAAGGAACACTTCATGATTTATATCGTAAAGATTTCCAGCATTTTATCCGATACAACATACGAGATACAGAAATCCTAGTAGGATTTGAAGACGAGCTTGGTTATGTTGCACTGGCAAATGAAATGTATCACATCTCTGGTGGATTGTTTAAGCATGTAGGTGGTACATTAAAACTCGCTGAGCTTGCTATCAATAATAATTGTTGGCATAAATTAAACTTACGAGTTCCTAATGTTCATGTACCAGAAACAACTGGATCTATCCAAGGTGCTTTCGTACTTATGCCACAAGTAGGATTACACGAATGGATAGGTTCTGTTGATATCAACTCTCTATATCCGTCTGCCATCCGTTCTATTAATATCAGTCCTGAAACATTAATAGGTCAGTTTGTTGAAACCACAAGAGCATCAGAAGAGATTGCAAAAGGCAGTTTCGTTAAACTTACTCTTGAGTATGAGAATGGTGATAGATTAGAAAAAACTGCTGATGAGTGGAGAGAAGTATTAAAAGATGACGTTTGTGCTGTTAGTGGGTATGGTACTGTATTCACTCAAAAGAAAAAAGGAATTATCCCAGCTATTCTTGAAGAATGGTACGCCATTCGTAAACAATTTCAAAAGCTAAAAGGACAGGCGTTGGATGATGGAGACAAACAGAAAGCAGCATATTATGATAGATTACAATATGTATATAAGATTAAACTGAATAGTCTATATGGTGCATTGAATAATGCATATTTCCGTTTTTATGATTTAAGAATGGGAGAAAGTACAACTGGTACTGGTCGTATGATTCTTGTTCACCAATGCGCTAAAGCATGTGAATTGTTAGATGGTGAATATACTCTACCTGATATAAAGAGATACAAGTTAACAGATGGTACGTATGTTGGTTTAGATACTAAGAAGGCTCATGATGGAAGAATTCACTTTGGATATTCAGATAAGTGGTCAGTAGTATATGGTGATACTGATAGTTCATATTTTGTAACACATGCAGAGAATGAAGAACAATCTGTATTAATTGCTGACAAGGTTGGACAACTAATTAGTGACTCATTCCCAGAATATATGAGAGAAACTTTCTTGTGCAATCCTGGATTTGATGACATTATTTTAACTGGTCGTGAAATTGTTTCTGACCGTGGTATTTTTGTTGATAAAAAACGATACATCCTTCATGTTACTGATAATGAAGGTGAGAAAGTTGATAAGTTAAAAGTAATGGGTGTTGATACGAAGAAGACAACATTACCAGTAGCAGTTTCCAAGAGACTTAATTCGTTCGTGGAACGATTCCTTAAAGGTGAAGAGTGGGATGTTATTGCTCAAGATATTGTAGATTATAAAGATGAACTAGAAAATGCTGATGATGTGATGACCATCGGTTTACCGAAAGGCGTAAAGAATGTAGAAAAGTATACTAAAGATTTAGAAATCTATGGTGTAGGACAAAGACTACCAGGTCATGTTGCAGCAAGTATACATTATAACTTAAATCTTGAAAAACATAACGATAAAGAAAGTATGCCAATTATTTCAGGAATGAAAATTAAAGTATTTTATCTTAAACAAAAGGTTGGACGGTTTAAGAGTATTGCATTACCTACCGATTTGGAAGTTGTTCCACAATGGTTTTTGGATGAGTTCGCTGTTGATATAGACGCTCACATTGAACGATTGGTTGATAAACCTCTTGGTAATATTATTAAAGCCATTGGCAAAGATGTTCCATCAAAACAAACAATGATAATTGATTCGTTATTAGATTTTTGATGAATATGGGGACAGGATTTGAAATACCCAAATGAAAAAGAAGAAAAGGCAGAGGGTCAGAAAGAGGTTGTTGATTCTTTACTGGATTTCTAGTATAATAAAAGAAAAATAAGGATAATAAAATGAAACTTACCACAGATGAAATAATCTATATTCAAAAAGTTGTTAAAACAGCACAAATGGTTGATATTGATAATATAATTATTGAGCCAAACCTTGTACGAGCAATTGATGACGACAAGACAGTTGTACTATTCCAAGACAGTGATGTGCCTGATATGGCATTTGGTTCAATTGGATTAAACCGTATTAGTGTATTCATGTCACGATTAGATATCGCAAAGACTCAAGAAGGATTTACCATTGAATTAGATAATACAAATGATAGTGAATATGCAAGAGCATTAAATATGAAAGCCAAAGGTGTTAAAATTGATTATCGTTGTGCGAATCCATCAACTATTCAAGCACCACGACAAGTTAATGACGTACTTAAATATCGTGTTCCATTGAATGCAGAAGCAGTTGTCATGTTGCAAAAAGGACAATCAGCAATGAGTGCTGACACCGTTACCATCATCAGTAATAAGAATGGTGTATCATTTGAGATCGTTGACATCAATAGTGATATTTTTTCTTACACCTTTACAGATAAGGTAGAGACATTGTCTGATAGCAATGATATAAATTTTGCTCATCGCTATCCTATTAAAACATTACTTCCTTTATTCAAGCAGAACCCTGAGGGATATTTTTCTGTTGGACAAAAAGGTATTCTAAGTATTTCTGTTAACGGATTGAACTTATTCGTTCTACCGCAGGTATAAGATTATGAGTGGATGGAAATTACGTTGGTGGAAAAATGCAGAAGAGATTCGTAATGATATTCTCAACGAGCTCCGTGTTGAACGTGCCAAAGAGAAAGAAGCCGAAGATAAGATCAAAAAAGAAGCTGATGATAAGATCAAAGCCGAAAATGCAGTAAAAGCAAAAGAACCTTGGGTTGATATTAAAGGCATATTGGAAGATCCAAAAAATGGTATCAGGGTTGATTTGGACTGGAACGATGCTTTCGTAACTTACCTCCGAGACAATGGCATTACTGGTGTAGATGATGAAATTGTAGTACAGAAATGGATAACTATGTTGTACAGAGATTTGATTGAACAAAACCAAGAAGCTCAAACACAAGGAATTAATAATGACCTCTTGTAAGAAGTATATACTGTTTGATATCAGTAACTTACTGTATAGAGCATTCTTTGCTAACAAACAACAGGATGATCAAACAACTGCTGGTCTTGCGCATCATATAGCTCTAACAACGTTGAACAAATATTTTAAATTGTTCAGGCCACATAAAGTTATTATGGCATTTGATAGATCAAGTTGGCGAAAACTATACACTGGAAGTGATCTTTGTCTTTCTGGTAAACCATATAAAGGCAATCGCCGTCAAAGCATGACAGCTAAAGAAAAAGAAAAGTTTGAAGCGTTTCTCCAACATCTTCAAGAATTTGAAGAAATGGTTCGTGTACATTCAACGATTGTATGTTTAGCAGGTGATGGATTAGAAGCTGATGATTTGGTGGCTGGGTTTTGTCAACGACATCCAGACGATGAAATTGTTATCGTTAGTGGAGATAAAGATATGATCCAACTTCTTCGTCATGATGGAGTTCGTTTAGTAGATCCTGCCACTGGAAAAGATAGAACATTAGAAGAGTGGAACGGTGATGCTGATTTATTCATGTTTGAAAAATGTCTTCGTGGAGATTCAGGTGATAATGTGGGAAGTGCATATCCACGCATCCGTAAAACAAAAATATTCAAAGCATATACAGATCCATTTGAACGTGTTAATATAATGAACGACACATGGGTAGACCAAACAGGAAAGGAACATGTTGTTCGTCATTTATATGCTGAAAATCAATTATTGATGGATCTTACAGCGCAGCCTGAATGCATACGCCGTAAGATGGATGAGGTGATTGATCACGAAATGAGTGATCCTGGTTCCTTCAGTTATTTCCACTTTATGAAATTCTTAGGAAAATATGAACTAAAGAAAATTGCTCAAAATCTTGAGCAATATGTCCCAATGCTGAGCAGGTAATTATTCCTGCTCAGCAGTTTCTTCTTTTGCTGGCTCTTCTTTCTTAGTAAACCAAGGTAATAATGGCTTGGTCCAATCTTTGCCTGAACTTGAGTATAATCCAATAACAACTGCTGCCATTGAAACGATTGCAGTGACCAATACTGCTTGTTGTGTACTTGGTCCAACCACACCTGTAATATCACAAACTACCTCAGCTCCCAATAACTGACAATTTGTTTTCGTTATGATAACATCAATTGACGTATACCAAACCCATGTTTTCCATGTTAATACACCATAAGCTGCGACCATTGCACGTGGAATTATCCGCCACGCGTCAACTGATTCTGCTACTGCATTTGACCATTTTCTAAATCCATTTACTTCCATTGTAATTCTCCCTGTCTTATCCATATTTATAAATACGGGATAAAATAAGGAGTAATTTATGCCAGCATTATGCAGAATAGGCGATCCAATAAGTTGTGGTGATGTGATGGCGAATGGTAGCGGAAACGTGTTTTCCAATGGTATTCCCGTGACAAGAATTAATGTTGATAACACTGCTGGGCATTGTTACAATCCAACACCAATTGCACGTGGATCCAAAAACGTATTCATTAATAATATTCCTGTCGCACGAGTTGATGATCCAATCGTTGATCACACTTGTAGTCCTATACCTGCCACACATGGTGGAGCAATCGCTAATGGATCTCCGGACGTATTCGCTAACTCATGAGTTGTACACCACCATACAATTATAGACCAACAATGCCACCAGTAGCAGATTGTTCAGCTCCTACATTTGCTGAGCATCGCTCACGTCTATTTGCTGGGGGGACATACTTTAGAAGTATTGAACAAGGTCCACAATGGAATGATATATCTATTGAAGTTGAACAAATTGGTAGCCCAATCACATATGATTTAACAGTTAGTTACCAAGGTATAGTAAAAGAAACATATAATGTTACACAAGTTCCAGATGGTGGAGGTGGATGTAATATAAGTGGAATAGATTTATTGCGCACTGCTATTAATGGTATAAGCTCATATATTGAAATGTATCAACGAGGAGGAGATTTCATATTTGATAGTGGTGGCACCGATGATGATTGTCTTTCAATTTTTAATGAAACATATATGAGTGGTGGCAGTGGAAGTCCAGTAGATGCTTCTGAGCTGACAAAGATACATACTGGTCATGAGCGTACAATGATTATCATTAGTACTACTGAAAGACAAAATGGAACACCAACTAACCCTCCAGCAGAAAGACACGTACAACAATGGGGTGGATCTAATTGGATACCATATCAAAATTTTGTTCCTGGTGAATGTCCTTCAACAACATTGATTGGTGTTCCTTATGTTGTTGATGTTGTCATCGAAGATGAACCAGAAATAATTACTATAGTTATTGATGGTGCATCAAGAAGATGGAGTGATGGAACATATGCTGCTAACGCTAATGAGTATCTTAATCCTCCTATTGGTTATTCTTATGAAGGGGATGTTGGTGATGGTTTATATGCTATTGATCCAGATCAACTTGGTACTCCATTTGATGTATACGCTGATATGACTAATGATGGTGGTGGTTGGATGAGAGTAATAGATGGACCATCAACAACATTAGGTGAGTTAGATGTATTTGGTGATGTTTCAATTATAACCTCAACATATTATTCTGATCCTACTTATGGTGTTGGGTGGGGAGATAATTCTGATCTTGCCAATTGGTCACTTGATGCAACTAGATATACAATAGACGCTGTAGATTTTAGTGAAATGCGTGTAACGCTTACAGGATTTTATGCAGGTGGAATGGGAAGAATACGAGTAATGACATCGTCAGGTGTGGTTACAACACATATTAATGATGCATGGGCAATTGACTCTTCCGGACAATCATATAGAGTAAACGGTGTGGATATATTCTATAAACAACTAATAGATGTTGTTAACCAACCAGAAATCTTAATTGGATTCGACCGAAATTCACAAATTAGTATGACAGGATATTCACCATCATATGTATATACAAAACGTTACATTAACCAACTATGGTTACGATGATAACCCTATTATTCTAATTGGTAACCCCACAAAAAATCCCGCTAAATATTTTCAGGTAATAAATTATTTAAAAATATTATAGGAGAATAATAATGCCACAATCAAAATATCCACACATAGAATGGATTGATTTACAGAAAGATAACACCCTTGTGGAAGTGGCTGTTATGAAGCGTGATCAACTTGGAAACACATACTTTATTCGTTTAGATGCATTAGACACTATTGACAAAAGACGTTTATTTAAAATCGTAACTAACCGAAATGCAGAATTATATGAATTATGGGATCTTATGAGCAATGTAACACTTGGAAATGGTGTAAACGCTCTTGAATATTTCCACCAACTTTGCAAAGTTGCAACTGGAACTGGTAGAATTATGAATCCTTCTAGTAGCGTTATTGGTACTACACCTAAAGCGCCTGCTGCGCCTGTTGCACCGGCACCAGTTGCTCAAACAGTGGTAGCTGAGACTACACCAAGTACTGATGATAGCGTTACTACTACAGATAACATCGCATCTACTGATAGTACCATTACACCGACACAATAAAACTTGTTGTTGTATATCTGCAAAAAGGTGGACTTTAAGTCCACCTTTTTTATTTCTATTATATGTAAAAACAAAAAAGAGGACCGAAGTCCTCTTTTTTCTGATTTGAATAACAGTTTATGCTGTTGTTCTTGCTACAGATACTGTAAGAGTATATGTAATAGTCAGTGTTCTATTTGCAGATTTTAATACTGGCGAAAAGATGATATGTGTTAATAATCTTTCACGTTCTGTTGTAGCAGTAACAGGAGCATTTTGGAAACCTGCATCTGAACCAGCAACTGCTGATTCAAGTGTACCACCTGAAGGAGTGCCACCAGGATTAATAGAAGCAAGCATGTCAGCTCCACCACCAGTACCTGCTGCAACTAATACAGTTGAAGTGCCACCAAGAGTAGAACTTTCAACTTTTAAGAAACCATAAGTTTGAGCACCAGTTATTGTAGGAAAGCTAGCTGTGTTATCCGTAATAGATATTACACCACCGTTAATTGCTGGTACAGCAGCAAATCCCCAAATAACATCACCGGTGTTAATCGCTTCACATATGTCACCATATAAGATTTCATTATTAGGACCTGAACCACCACCTGGTGTAGTAAAGTTAATTTGTTGAAGTGAACCGCCATCAATTGTAACATCAATGGAATATGCTGTAAAAGCAACAAGACCTGAATCATCTTCTGATGTTCTGTTACCAACATCAATATTTTGATACCCTGTAGAAGCAATAGCTGGACCACCTGTAGTATATAATCCAATTTCATCAAATGTGAAATCGCTTTCAGTATTTTCTGTTGGAGCTTGTTGATCGTTTAAGAATTGTCCGGTTGGTTCACCTGGATTCAATACAGCTGAAATAACGATTTCAGAAGTAAGACCAAGTTCATTACTACGAACACCTGGACCAGAAACATGTTCAACAGATGAAGGATCACCAGAAGGATCAGCACCACCACCTGAACGCTGCCCAGCATTTGGACCAGCAGAACCTGGATCTGTACCTAATAATCCACCACCAATGCTTTCATTAATAATTTCAGAATAAGTTTCGTTATATAAACGAGAATCCCAAGTATTTGAATCAGGACTCTGACCATCATTCGGGGTTTTATATGTGATTTGGAATGCAGCATCTGTTTCTGTGCCACCATTACCAAATGCAATTCTGTGAATCCAGTAGTTATCTTCACGTGAAAGTGCTCTCGCTATCACACGAGCCATGTTTTGAGGATGCACAGCATTGTCTCTGTCAAGTAACACGTTACCAGCATCATCTGTGATGTTTACGTGTCCTTTAACGCTAATTGGTAAAAGTTGTTCCATTCTATAGTCTCCTGCTATTTTGAATCTTTTTAGTATTTATGATCTTAACCCATTCGCCGAACGCTAGTGGTTAATTGTTTAATCGCATTATTGAACATAATTGGTTCAACCTGCACATTCCCGAGGTCAAATTTGCTAATAAAGTCATCTTCAACATCTGCAAAGATAAAAGTACCTTTGTTTCCGTTCCGTTCAATTGAAGTCATACTGTAATTATGTACTCGTAAACTTGCTGCGAGTACTATGTCTGTTGTGTGAAATTCTGTAATTGTCATTGGATTACCCTTTTATCCTTTAATGTATTCTATCTTGCATTATTTATCAGTTTACCTTATAATTACTCAAATGTTCCACTGTATAAATGAATAACCGTGCCAAGATTTTCATCAAAAGAACCAACGTCCCAGAATGGATAATCCCAAGAATCAATAAGTGAACCACCTGTTTGTAGAACTACTGCATCAGCAGTTTCAACCGCTACAACACCAATCACATCACTAAACGCTATGACTGCTTGTGCATCATTATCAGGTTCAATGAATCCATATGGTATGCTTGTTGTCTCAAGATCTGGATATACTGTTATTGTTGTATTTACTCCATCAAAATCTACTTCAGATCGTATTGGAGATCCATTTCTATAATCTTCATCAATTCGTACTTTATAAATTCCATTATTTGTTATACCTGGAGGTGATCCGTTTGGAGGTGATCCAGTAGTATCATAAGCACCAAGTATTTCAAAATCTTGACCAATTTGTAAATCGCCACGAGCATCACCAACAACAGTAATTGTGTTATCTGTTAAGTCTACAGACAGTATTGGATATTGGAACCAATCATCAACAGTCCAACCAAATTGAAGCTCATCAGTTATTTGTCCTGATACTTGTGTACCAGTTGAACTTTGTAAATTAATAATTCGTCCAAATGGTTGTTGTTCAGTAACTACATCACCAACAATAAATATCAACGTTTCATCTGTTCCACTGAATATTATAGAACCATTAGATGTTGGATATGGTGAACCACCATCAACTATCGTATTAGGAACTTGAGTAGTAACAGGAATTGTTGTGGTGTCTGAACCAGCATTGTAAGTTGCACCAGGAGTTAATACTGTGTAATTGTCATCATTCGTTGGTGAGCCTGAACCACTAACAATAAAATCAAATCCTGGAATAAACTTGCCTGTATAGTTTCCAGAAATTGTGAATGTATCTGCAACAGCATCGGCTGATACTATTTCAACAACACCTGCTCCATTATAAAATGAATAATCAACAGTCCAAGAGCCATCATTAGTAATTGGTGGTGAGCCACCATCATTATAAGAATCTTGTACTTGGAAGGTTATACCTGCTGGCAACAATAATGTTTGATCACCAAGAACAGTAAACGTATCAAGAGTAGTGTCTGCATTAACTATATTAATAAAGTTTGCTGAACCAATAAGCTCACCAGACATTTCTACATTACCGGTAGTTGTTTGGCTTAAGAAATCTGTTGGTAACATATCAACATCAATACGTAATGGGCCAACCCACTGATATGTTATTCTATCAACATTTGCATCGCCAGTTGTTTGAGGAATAACAATTGTCTTTTGTGTATCTGGATCAAACAACGCGCCTTGAATTGTTCCAAGGTCTTTTGAATAATTTTGTACAATAGGAGTAATTGGTGAGCCAACACCATTACTAAATGAAGCATTAACAACTTCTTCATCAACAACAATGACTGTATTAGTACCATCATATGTAGAACTTACAATAGTAAACCAACCTTTATTAGTTAATGTATGGTCAACATAGAATTGTGTACCAGTTGTAAAATATCTTGTATTGTTACCAAGTATTGACATCGTATCAAGTACTGGCGATCCACTAGTAGACCCAACAGCTACAACTGGGAAGGTTGTTGCTTGCCATTGTCCCAATAATCCTGCGTCATCATACCCTTCAAATTTGGTTCCACCAAAGAAGTGATAAGAGAAGTTACCACCATAAATTTCATATGTATCATTTATAGTAATTGTACCACCAACACCGGCATCGGCTGGTGATTCTTCTGTAAATATTTTAAACTCATCCATTTCTGCGACTGCAAAGATGTATGCTTTGCCTTCTTCTACACCTGATGGACCGTCTTCAAATGTTGCTCCCATAATGCAATATTTGCCTGAAATAGCAGCCGGAACTGCGAAATAGTCAATTGCAGGTGTACCAAATGCATTTGGATTATCAATTGTATGAACTAATGCACCTGTTGTTACATTAAAGATATATGCCTTGCCAGACCAATCAAAAGCACCATCATTCTCTCCGTAAGCACCTACAACACAATAGTTACCTGAAATACCAACCCAACCACCAAACCAATCGCTGGCCGATATTGCATCTGGATTTGGATTATCAATTGTATGGATTAATTCACCTGTTGTTACATTATAGATATATGCTTTACCTGAATACTTTCCACCTGCATCACTTTCTCCATATGCACCAATGATACAATAATCACCTGATATGCTTACTGAATCCCCAAAATAATCTTCTTCGGAGGTTCCATGTGGGTTTGGATCATCTAAAGTAAATAGCAATGATCCTGATATTACATCAAATATATATGCTTTACCAGCCCAAATGCCGTTTGCATCATCTGCCGCAAAGGCACCGACAAGGCAATATGTACCTTCAATAGCGACTGCCCGACCAAAGCTGTCGCCACCATCTTGTGGTGATCCAGACTCATTTGGATTATCTAATGTATGAACTAATGCACCTGTTGTTACATTAAAAATATATGCTTTACCTGAACCCAATCCACTAGAATCATCTTCTCTTTCTGCGGCCACAATACAATAGTTACCATGTATGTCAACATTGTTGCCAAATCTATCACCTACTGATGTGCCATACGCATTTGGATTGTCTAATGTATGAATTAATGCTCCAGTCGTTACATTAAAGATATATGCTTTACCTGAATCTAATCCACCGGCATCATCTTCTTGCTTTGCACCAACAATACAATAGTTACCATCAATAGCAACTTCATCTCCAAAATAATCATTATCAGATGGTGAACCAACCTCGTTTGGATTATCTAATGTATGAATTAACGCTCCAGTTATTACATCATAGATATATGCTTTACCAGAATCTAATCCACCGGCATAATCTTCATATTTTGAACCAACAATACAACGGTCGCCTGAAATATCTACTGACCAACCAAATTTATCTCCTGTTGCAGTACCAAATGAAGATGGATTATCTAATGTATGAACTAATACTGCCTCATCTGGTTCATTTTGAACATATTCACCAACACCTGCAGCAACTGTATATGTTCCATCACTTGATGCTGTTCCACTTACGGTAAAAGTATCACCAGGTTGAAATGCAGTTGCAAATGCTTGGTTCCCAGAAATTTTAAACCCTGGAAGGGTAGTAAGAGTAGGTGATCCAACAGCAGCTTCTGAAATAATAATTGAATGTGTTTGAGATTGAGGAGTAACAACATTTTCTAAAGGAGAACCACCACTATAAGTTCCACCATGGAATACTGTATGAGGTTCTGAACTAAATCCAGCAATAAGAACATTTGATTGTATTCCGGTTCTATCTTTAACAGTTGCAACAATCCAATCTCCAACATTTATGGTTGGACTTGTAATTGTAAATACGGTTGCACTATCAAGTGTGAAACCTGCAGGCAATCCATTAATCGTTACTGATAGTAATTCTGAATCTGTACCTGGTACTGCAGTTCCTAATGTATATGTTGTCTGTCCTGTAACTGGACTTCCTGTTGCTGATGCTGAATAATGTTGTACCGCTATTGGTTCTATTTCACTTGCGCCGAATATTTCTGTTCCACCAAATACACCTAAGCTATTAACTTCTACCCAACCTGTATCTATCGTAGTACCATCAACAACTCTGTATATGCGTTGATACATTTGATCCGTATCAGAATCAACCCAGTATGCGGTTGTAATGCCAACCCATCGTAATCCGTTCCATTGTTTCATCACCGCTGAGGTTACCGTGATAGGAGAACCTGTTGATAATGTTTGGTCCAACCAAAAAGTAAACAACGGAATGCTTAGAGGACTTCCTGAAGGTGATGGTGCAGTATCAGATTCTATAATGGTTGGTTCTGTAGAGCTTAATATAGTTCCGTATGGAACACCACCATATGGAACACCATCAGTGTTCTCAAGGTTGTATGCCATAATATTATCTTGGAAGTCTAATTGTAAATTACCGAATTCAATACGTTCATCAAATATTACATCAATCCTTGATTCAGGAGTAGTAGAACAATAAACTTGTTCATCAAATCCTATAGGCCTAAATAACAGTTGACCTTTTCTTGATGCTTCTGGGAATGGAACATTCTGTGAAACGTATAATACTGTATCACCATCTACTAACTGTACTTGTATGACAAAGTATACTCCATCATTACCATCTGAGAATTTAATTTCAATTAAAGTACCACGATCAAAAGTAGTAGTATAATCACCAGCAATGGTAAACGTGTTAATTGATGTTCCTTCATTTATATCAGTAACATCATAAGCAACATTTGTTATGTATACTACACCATTATCAAATACAGCTGGTGAACCAACAACAGACCAATTTTGTTCTGAAGTAATAATTGTTAGTGGGGCAGTTGGAATTGTATTATCAACTGTAACACTTTGTATGGTTAAAGCTAAACTGTTTATTGTTGTTACTGGAGGTGAACCTGCAGTGGTGGTAACGTATTCAAGTTGTAGTTGTACACCTGCCACAAATTCTGCTGAATAATCACCAGCAATTGTTATTTGGTTAACAGTATCATCTACACTAACAATATCATAAATTGGAGTATATGAATCATACACCTCACCAAATCCACCCGAACAATTCTCTTCAATGTGTTGTGGTACTATATTTGTTCCGTATAAATTACTATCTGGGCAATATTCAATTGCATTGTGAACAATTTGTCCATCAATTGTTGTGTCTGGAATATTTGATGATACCCAAATAATAGTATTAGTACCATCAAATAATGTTGAAGTTATTGTATATTTGTTATCGTTAAGAGTACTACCAAATACTTGAGTAACCATACCAACAAA